TAAAGTCCCCTCGTCAGTTTCAACAGATATGACTTCTGTATCAAGTGCATTTCCATTTCTAGTAATATCAGATTCTAATTCTGTTTCAATAGCAGTGATCAGTTGATTTCTTTTTGTATCAATATTAGTTTCTGCACCCTTAACAAACCCTGACAAAACAAAATCTATCGTTCCTTGCCTTCTTCTAGCACCATCACCTATTTCAATATCTTCTCTAGTTTCCTCGCTTGTTTGTACTATTACAACAGGATATTGTTTGTCAGAAAGCTCATCAATATCAAAAGGTTGTCTTGTTACCTTTTTAATACTTGGACTAGATATACCACTAATGGTTGAAGCTATGTTTGATGCTATATTCTCTCTACTACTCATAATCTCATCTTTCTAATTTCTTTTTCCATAAACTGAACAAACTCTTTTTTTATAAGTTTTTCAGTACGTTTGTCAAAACCAAAAAACTCTCTTTTAGGTTCATTCAACACTTGGTTAAACAAGGCCCTTGATCTCATTTCTGCATTATTAAAAAATATAGATGCTTTCCTGGAAGATTTAACTTTGCCTGTAATAGAGCCTAACATTCTTCCTGTAAAAAATAAATCTACTTTTTGAGACTTACCTTCCTTTTGTAGTCTTTTTAAATACTGCTCACTATATGGTGCAAACCTTCTACGTCTAAAATCTTGTTCTTTTGATGTAAGTTCTTTTATAATTGATTGTAATCTAAAACTAGCTCTAGCCAGGCCCTTTCTAGTTATAGATGGAAACTTGTTAAAAAATTTGTCAAAGTTCTTTTGTATAGATTTGACGTTAGACTTAATACGAACGTCGACTGCCATTATCTAGTTAATCTTCTAAAACCATGCAAAGATTCTCTTTCATTAACTGATATTGATGCATTTGCATCAGAGTCATAGTTTACACCATCCTCTAATATTGATCTAAACTCTTTGTTATATTCTGACATATAATATTCTGCCATTCTCTCAAATCTATCTTTTTCTGCTTCAGGTCTAAACTTTGTCAAAGCTGGTAATAAGAATCTTCCTAAAAATAAATATACTCCAGCTCTTTCAAATTGATCTAAGTCAACTTTAGTGTTTACCATCTCCTCAGTGTTTAAGACCGTTATGTCTGTATAAACATTAGTTTTATATACAGGCCACCATTCTATTCTTAACTGCCTTAATATATCGTTTGTTGTTTGTGCAAAAAAATTAGTCGCCTCAGTAGATCCTGATGCAATACCAAAATCAAAAGTGTCAGGTTGATACTTTGTGACATCACTTGCTACGATTACATTTGCTCCAGTGAAATTAGCCATAATTACCAACAACCCACTTTAAAAATTTTTTAAGTTTTTTTTTTAGCTTTTTTAACATTCTTTTTCTTTTTAGGTTTTACTACTTTGTCAATTATTTTTTTTATTGGCTTTTCTATTTTAGATTTTACACTTTTTTCATTATGTAAACTCCAACCTCTTTGAGTCCAAATTTTGACATTGTTTTCATAGTCAACTTTTCTTCTCTCAATAATTGACCCATTTTTGTTGTTTATTAGTTTTACAAATTCAATAGTCATAATTTTCTATACCAGATATGGGGTGGATTAACCACCCCATATTTTTCCTATTTATTAAGACGCAATTGTGTCCGCAGTTAATTTAACTCCATAAGAATCATGAAGCTCACCAACTCCAAAGACCGCAGTTGCAACAATCTCATCAGCTCTTAGAGAGGCATCTCTTTGACTCTCAATTTTAAGATCTTGCATCATTGCTAGACCTAAAGCATCCTGTGAGAATACTCCACCAATAGAGTCGTCTGATCCATCTACTGAAATATTTGATGTTTCAAAGATTTGTATTCCAGCTATTGTTCCTACAAATCCTGATCTCATCGCTTCATTAGATAGTTCTGTTTCTCTACCAACAAATGTATTAGTCAAAGATTTTTTGACGTTGAATATTTGTTTTGGATGGAAAACACCATAGTATGGGCCAGGTGCTTTATTAGTTTTAAGCTCAGCCGCACACTCAAACAGATCTTGGACTGATAATTCAGATCCAGCTCCAGGCCCTTTTTCTGTTGAAAAGCCTGTGAACAAAGCCGCAAGGTCAGTATCAATTTTAGTTGCAATTGACTCACCGAATAATTTACCGATGTCAGCCGCAACATTTCTTGGTGCTGAGTTTCTTGCTAAGTCTGTTAATGTTGTCATAATACCAACTTCACTTGCTGTGATAGTCACAGAAGATGGGTTGATTGCTGTGTTAGATAGATCAGATGCTTCCGATACTGCTGACGCTGAGACGTTTGCATATATTGGAACTTCAACTGACTTTCCACCACCAGCTATTTGATAGTTTCGAACTAGACCTCTCATTATTGATTGCTCTTGAGCAACAAACAATGCTTCTGCCACAATTTCTGTGTACAATTCCGAGATCGTGCTCGATGTCGTTTCGTTTGCCATTGTATTTACCTATATGTTTATTTGTTTAAGTTAATTTGAGTAGGTTGAGAATTTCGTTGTTTTCGATACTCTGAATAACGTTTTCGATCCTCAGCTTTACTCATGTCTAAATCACTGATGTTAAAAGGTTTAACAGCTTTTCCCTCGATGCTACTGGTCGATCCTGTCCCAGCTAAAGACCCTTGACGGAAATGTGGGTTCGCATCTATAAACTCTTTAACTTTATCTTCAATTGTAAAAAGCTCACCTGAAGAGTTATATCTGATATTATTATTCTGATCAAGTACCTCTATTCTATTATCATCACTCAATCTAACTTGACCTTTTACAAGTTCCACTACTTGAGCTGGATTAATAGCTTTATACTTAGATGCAACAGATAATAAATTATTATCTATTCGTTCTTTTTTAATATCAGCTTTCATTTGTTGAATTTCTGTATCTTTCTCAGCTATTCTCTGTTTCATCAAATTTTCAAGATCAGCTTTTGTTTTTGCTTCCTGGATTTGTTTTTCCTTTAAAGCCTCATCTTCTTTTTTCTTTTGCTCATCTAATAGTCTTTGATGTTTTTGTTTTTCAGCTTCTAATCTTTGTTTGACTATTCTATCAACATCTTCTTGATTAAAAGATCCAGCTGGTTTTGGTGCGTCAGCTTCAGTTTGTTTAGCCACAACTTCTTGTGCATCATTTTGCGGTTGATTAACCTTTTGTTCTTCTGACATTTTTGCTCCTATATTATTAAATTGCCTTCACTATCGTACCAATCAGGACTCACATAAGTCCATTGATGTCGGCAGTTATATCCACCTCTTACAACTAAAGGATCGCCAGGCTTTTTACCTGACCACGATCTTTGTTTCCAAAGTTTTCTAACCTCATCAATAGTGAAAACATTGCTTTGTCTTTTTTTATATACACCTCTTAAAATGTTTTTGCAAACCTCCCTTGTGGTTGGAATAATATCACCAAAGTATTTAACATGGGTTAAACCAGCTTCTTGTGATTTATAAGCATTTACTTGAGCATCAAATTCACGTAATCCATCGTTTAATAGCTGGGATGCATGTTTTCTCATATTATCCCCAGCTCTATCTCTGCCAAACTTAGATTGTAAAGTTTGAACTGCTTTATCAACTGACACTTGCATTGACTTTTTGTTTTTATTCTTTTTGACAAAATCTACTAATTTCTGGGCCTCTTTATCATCTGATCTACTATATATGCCATTTATCGTTTGTCTCAACTCTTGCTCTAATTCTACAAACTCTCGACCCACTAAAGTATTTTGATAAACCTTATCTGATAACCTTTTTGTAAAAGTGTTTGATACATCTTTAAACTGAGTGAAAGTTTGTAATTTTAAATTTCTAATAAGATCAAGATCACCTTTTGTAAGTTCCTGGAATTGAATTGGGATATTACCAATACCTTTAAAAGCTCTTTCTATTCTTTTTGCCTGTCTATTAAAACCTTTTTTAGTAAGAGTATCTGCCC